TGGGCCTTTCCATGTACCACGGCTTCTACCCCTACACCACCTCGCGGGATGTGAGCACCTTCCAAATCCTGGCCGACTGTGGGATCCCGGCCACACTCTTCAACGAGGCTTCGTGCCGCGTGATCGGAACAGCGCGTACGTATCCGATCCGGGTGGCGAACCGGTACGATTCGGAGGGTAGGCAGGTGGGGTACAGCGGACCGGCGCACCTGGACCAAAAGGAGATCTCATTCGAGGAGATCGGCCAGCCGATCGAACTCACCACGGTGACCAAGCTCCCGAGGCGCATTTTCACGTTCAGCCGCGACCAGATCCGCGAGGCGATCGATCTGTCGGGCGCGAGCGAGGTGTTCCTGAACTTCGCGAATTACGTGCAGGACGAGCAATACCTGCTCCATATCGTGAACTCTATTGAAGAGACCGGCGCTAGGGTAAAATGGCTGGGTCTCGGTCCCGATATCCACTCGGTGGTGCTGCTGTCCGAGGGTGAGAACTACACGGCGAGACGTAAAGAGATCGTATCCAAATGGCAGCGCTACAAATTCCGCAACAAGGCTGGAGCTTAAAAGATGTCTAATGAATTTATCATGAACTCGCTGCTGCACACGCACGAACAGAACCCCCTTCCCTGGAGCATACACCCGGGGAACGATATGGTGGTCATTGATGCTAACGGTGCAGCGGTGGCGAACTTCGAAGTGAAACACCAGTACAACGGCGTGCTCGGGAACTGCGAGAAGAACGCGGACCTCACCGTGCGCTCGGTTAACGCTTTCGCTCGACGCGGTGGTGCGGACATTCGTCGGCTGCAGCAGGTGGTAACCACTTGGGCCGACGAGGTGTTCCCGAATCGCCGAACACCCGATATCCTTCTGAAGCTCTATGAAGAGGTGGGTGAGTACGCCCGGGATCCGAAGGCAGCGGCGGAATTCGCCGATATTATGATCCTTCTCCTTGATTTGGCGGCGATGAACGGTATTGATATTCACAAGGCAGTAACCGAGAAGATGGCGATTAACGTTGGACGCACTTGGACCGTGGACTCTCAAACCCGTATTATGAGGCATACCCGAGATGAAAAACCGTAATGAGGTATTCGATATCTGGTATTCTCGCCGATTCGGTGAGTTACTAGGCGAACAGGACTCGCACACTAGGGAGTTCGTGCGAGAAATATGGAATCAGGCGCTGAGCCGTGCCGTGGACCACTTCGAGTTCGAGAATTTCGAACCCCTGGAGAGTGGGCAGATCATAGACAGGCTCGAGCGTCTTAAAGCGATAAGGTAACGAAGGATGGGTCTTTCTTTAGCCGAACAGCTCCGCGCTTCGCACGTCAAGCGGTGGCAGATCGTCAACGTCTCGCGCACCCAGAATCTAGCGGAGCATCATTTTAACGTCACCCTCATCGTCGGCCAACTTGCTCGACACTGCAGGGACAAGCAGCTACTCGACCCTCAATACGCGTTGAGGCTTATGCACTGGTCGCTCTCGCACGACATGGTCGAGGTCCGTACTGGGGACACCCCGACGCCCTACAAGCGGGTGTTGAGGCAGGTGGGAGGGCAGGACATTATCGACCAGTCCGAAGAGGTCGTAGACCCAGGGTATATCGCCGATAAGCGTCGGGTAGCTGGAACACCGATCGAAATGTACGTGGAGATCGCGGACTTGATCGAGGCGATTTGGTTTCTGCATGACCATGGGATCGGGCAGAACGCACTCGATGTTCAATCGGGTCTTGAGGCGTCGCTCGACCGCTGTGTGCAGAAGTGGCACGGGACTTTCGAGGAATTGGATATTGACTTCGCGGTGCGCCGCGTGTGCGAGGAGATCGGAATATGAAATGTGTAAAGTGTGGCGGTAACACTCAAGTGACCACCGTGTACCAGAACGCGGACGGTGGGACGCGTCGTCGGAGGGAGTGTACGGTTTGCCATTTTCGATTCACCACGCGCGAGTACCCGTCGATCACAGATCCGAAGCTCAAGGAGTATTACTTGGAGACAGACGTTGACACAGATACCCCGCCCGTGGTATAATTGAGATCTTAACACACATAGAGGAACTTAATGACCCCGATCTTTTACAATCTCCGCCAGTCCTGTGACTTCGACTTCCCGTCCTACCGCAAGATCCCGATGTTCGTGCGACAGGCCGCGCGACCGCTGCTCACCGATTTCGAACCGTTGAAGGACGTCGAACTCGTCACCGCACATTCGCTGAAATACGTAGCGAATGTATTCTCGGGCAAGACCCCTAACGGATTCGGGAACACCGATCCGGCGCTCAATGAGACGTTGCGCTACACCAACGCGAATTTCCTGGCCGCGACCCGACACGTGGCCGAAAAAAAGGCGGAGGTCGCATGCTCAGCGACCCAGGGGTTCCATCACGCGGGGTTCGACTCCGGAGGTGGGTACTGCACGTTCAACGGGTTGATGATCGCGGCGCTAAGCTCCGGGGCCATAAAACCCGCGCTAATTTTCGACGGCGACGGTCATTACGGGGACGGAACGGACGATATAATCGGTGCTTTAGCCGTGCACGACCGGGTACGGCATGTGACGAACATGGATATGGAATCGTTCGTCTCGCGTTATAAACCAAACGCTCATGAGTGGGAGGTGTGGGCCTCCGGCTTGATTTCGTCGTCGAAGCCTAGTATAATAATGTACCAAGCCGGTGCTGACGCGTGGATCGAGGACCCCTACGGTGCAGGATACCTGTCGCTCGAGGGTATGCGGAATCGGGACCTCGGAATCTTTCGCGCAGCCAAGAAGTCCAAGATCCCTCTCGTGTGGAATCTCGCCGGTGGATACTGCAAGGATGTTCAGCGCACGGTAGACGTGCATATTCAGACACTTAGAGCCAGCGACGAGGTGTATTATGGCGGGACCCGGTAAAGCACTCACATTTTTGGACCTGATGGGCCAAGTCGGAGCGGGAACCCGCGCGATCGCGAACCTCCCGGGGGCGAAGCGCATTCCGGAGTCGTTCGCCAAAGCGCAAAGAGGGATGACTCCAGCCGAGGTCATCGAGCAGTACAATAAGGCGCAGATGTTCGGCAAAGACCCGATCACGGGTGAGGTTAGGGAATTACGGCAAACCCCAGAATTAGGATCGCGACCAACACTATCGTCCAGTGATTCGTCGCGGATGAGGCGGGGGAAGCTTCCGCTTGAGGTCGGAGTAAAACAGAGGGTTATAAACCCTTCGAGACCTTTAGACACATTGTCGCAATTCAGCTTGTCTCCAGATCAAGATGTGATTTTTAGCAGCTCGACCCCCGAGGAGCTTTACCATCGGATGTACAATCGTGCCGAGGATGCACAAGCCCTAAGACCTGTACCCGACGAAGTCGGTGTGTACGATATTGGTGCGCTTGATGCAGGTGAGGGGATGGGTGCCATGCAGTATGCGGCGCTTTACGACCAGCTTCGTGCCGCAGGTGCTTTTTCGGGTCCCACCGCACTAACCGATATTAATGAACTACGCAGACTCGGTAACGTGATGTCCTACGGTTTGCGACACGGTGATTACGAGAATATCGCGCCAGTAATAAGTAGGTATAACCGATCGCCGCAGCTTTTCGGTCGTGCGGAGAATGCAGATTGGATGGCTCGTCCGATGATGGAGGTCCTGCAACAGGGACGGGGTGACCCACTTTTCGAGCAGGCAGTAGCGCTTCGGCCTCAGCACATGACGCAAATGACCCCGGACCAAATCACCGGCACGCTGGGCTTCAAGGAATCACAACTCGCTCGAATCGCCGGACCGGTACGCGAACCCGTGATGCTCGAGCCTGGGGATCCAGGACTGCTTCGTCACCTCGCAATTCCGGCGCTCACCGATCTCAATGCTTTCGGGATGCAAAGGGGCATTGGCCCCAATACTTTGGGTCGTGCAGCGACGGTGGAACAGTTGATCGAGAAGATCCTCGCGGGTCGTACCGGTGAAGAGGCGGCGGAGGAGATTCTGAATCAGTCCAAGCGTCGCGGGATGAACCTGGAGGAAGGGTACAAAGGTCGTTACAAACAAGGGGGGTTAGCACGTGCAGCAATCATCGACTGATTTGAAGGCAATACTTGAACAGCGCGGGTCGGAATACGGGGATTTCACGGAACAAGCGAAGATCTCCCAAGCCTTGCAGGAAGTAGCGAAGGCGGGGCGCAGCTACGTCACGATGGACACGTTCCAGAAGGAGGCGCTTTTTATGATTTTACACAAAATCTCGAGGATCGTTAATGGAAACTCTCGGAACGTTGACTCATGGGCGGATATCGCCGGATATGCCACACTCGTTGCAGACCGACTACAAAAGTGAAGGGGTATTGACAGATTGTAGCACCCGTGTTATAATAGAGTCTCCAGTAAACAAACCGATAGAGGACAAAAATGGCAAAGAAAGCACCAGTAATCACCGAGCAGATGGTCGACGAGTTAGCACAAGTCCGCCAGCAGCTTGCCGAGCTTGTGGCGCGGGAGAAAGCGCTGAAGGAGACCTTTCGCGAGGCGGGTGCAGCCGTCTACCGGGGCCAGCAGTTCCAGGTCGAAATTACGTTCTCATCCCAGAGTCGGTTAGACTCGCAAGCGGTGAAGGATGCCCTTGGGCCGAAGTGGATTGCCGAGCACCAGAAAGCGGTGGAGCAGATGAATATCCGATCGATGGTCCTGGTGTGATGAAGCCCCGATACGTGACTACGCGTAAAGGGGTCCGGATCGGGTACACGTACGTGCCCCGTCCGGTTTACGATCAAAGCAGCGATATGGACCGGCTGCAAACCGCACTGCTGCACCGACGTGGAAGTGCCTGGGCGGGAGCGAAAGACCTGCTTGCCTACACGATCGGGATGGCTGCACTTCTCTCACTTCTTTGGGCCAAGGAGCTTTACGAATGGGTAGGCAGTCTAATCTAGCCAATCAGCTGCAGCAGGCCATTGAATATTTCCGACGATTTGGACCCTGCCCCTCGGGCGATATGCAGAACGAGATCGGAATCACCAAGCGTGAAGCCGAGCGGGTGATCCGGTTGCTCAAGAATCACGGCGATATCGTGGAGCTTGCATTCTTTCGCAATCGCCCTTGGTATGTGCTTAAACACGACGTCGAGCGACACCAGGATTGGCTCGATCGGAAGCGCCGAGGAATGGGGGACCTGGGGATCTCGGTCCGCGCGAGAGACCGGATGCTCAGGGATTCAATGAAGCTGATCGACGAATCGATGCGCACGTGGTGGGAGGGGTGAACGGATGCTTTGCCCTTTTTGCCATGACGACCGGACAGGCCACGCCGGTTCCACCCGTGTTGCGGATTCTCGGCACTATTGGGACGCAAATGCTCGGCGCTATTTCACCGAGCGACGCCGCGTGTGCAAGGTCTGCGACGCAGTATTCCATACCGTCGAGCGATCACCGACGGTGAAACCCAGGGAGCGAAAAGATGAAGTTAGCTGAGTTCGACATGTGGTTCCGAGTGTTCGCCCTGCTCGGTCTGGGCATTTCGATGGCAATGGCGGCGGGCGGGTGGTTTGCAATGGCTGCTATATGCGCGGCTATTTATCTTGAGCCGTATAGGTGGCTACCATGAACAGAGAAGCTATGAAGCGTATTAAGACTTGGCATGAACGGTGCGAGGAACACCCCGATCATCAGGAAAGAATAATTAGCGAACGCATGATTCAGGAAAGGATGCAGGAGGAGATTGATGAACTGCGCCAAGCACTGGAGACAGAGCGTGAGTGGGTAGCGTGGCATCCGATTGAGTCAGTGCCAAAGACGGGACGCAAAGTGATCTTGTTTTACAAGAACCGTCTTCACGTAGGTAGAACGGTGATAGCAAGGTGGCTAACAGACGAGCAGGCTACAGAAATAGATGCCGATGACGTGGGCTTAGAAGGTGGCTGGTACGAGTGTATTGACAACTGGGACGACTTCACAGAGGTGAAAATTCACGAAGGCGAGCCGTCGCACTGGATGCCACTTCCAGCGCCGCCAATCGAAGCCAAGCTGCGGGAGAAGAACACATGAACCCACAACCCAAAGCCTTAGTGCTGGCTGATGCGCTAGAAGAACTTGACGTGCAATTCAGCCACACGGGTCTATGCGGAGAAGCCGCCGACGAACTGCGCCGATTGCATGTATGGGAAAAGGCTTACGAAGCCGTATGCGATGAGCCAGATGCGATCATAAGGGATTCAGATAAAGCCCATGCGCTTCTGCGATGGGTTGAGAAAGAGATGCGCTACGCCGGGTGGTACATACGCTTAAACGACCAGCACGGACGCACGGATGTGTACGAGGCCATCAAGGAGTTCTTAGCATGAGCAGAGGAGCCATTGAAGAAGCGATAGAAGTGCTAGAGGATGCAAGCGCAGATATGCTGATGGAAACAGGCGATAAAAATTACTACGTCGAAGCCATCGCCGTTTTACGCCAAGCACTTGTCGATGCCGACGACACATCACAAGAACGTGTTGCACGATATGGACTTGCTCGTGAGATTGAATCTAAGCTGAAGGAGAAGAACGGTGGATAGAGACGACATTATCAAGATGGCGCGAGAGGCTGGTTTTAACCCAGTCTCATACATGGGCGCAAACCTTGAATCGTTTGAACGCTTCGCCGCACTTGTTGCAGCACATGAGCGTGAGGCGTGTGCGAATTTGCTCTTGAACGTAGACCTCAGCTCAATGGATGCCGATCATCGGTTGCAAAGCTGGACTGCGACGGTGCTGCTGAATTTTTCCGCCGCTATCAGAGCAAGGGGTGAGCAATGATTAACGATGGAGGTCCCGCATTTCCGGTCAGTACAAGACCATGGTCAGAATATGAACCCTACGGCCATCAAGACTCTGACAGCACTTGGCAATATGG